GTGACCAGCCCCGACCAGAAAGTCTGGGTGGTCATTGGCACTCGTTTGAACGGACGCTGGGCCGGAGCGCCTTCCAGTTGCAACAACGCCGGATCGGGCATTAATTTTTATTTTCTGGATAGCGCCAAGGCTTCGAGACGGTTGCGTCTTGGCATACCTAAGATTTTCATTCGATGAACTATGGAACGTCCTGTCAATCCGACTATTTTTCCTACTTGTCGTGTTGATAGTCCGCTTTCATAAAGATTTTTTATCTCTTCGTTAGACACTTCGTGTTTATAATCTTTGTGTTTTTCCCAACTGTGAGATTCACTTATTTTCTTTCTTGCTTCTGGTGTGTGCTTTTTTCCGTAAAATGGATTTCCAGACCCAGCGGTAACTCTGGCGATACTTTGTTTGTGGCTTTCGGATAGTGGTTTTCCGGTTCTAGCCTCGCTCATGTGTTTACGAGCTAGTTCAGTTCTAGGGCCGGTTTCTCCACCCAGCGTTAGATTGTAACCGAATTTATTATTGGAGGATTTGTAAACGTGTATCCACATCTGTTCCAGAACAGCGGCACTTTCGAAGGTGTCCGTGGTTCCTAAAGTTGCCACATCAAATGATTCTTTTCCGTATTTACGAATCGCGTGATAAAGGACAATTCCCCGTTTATTTGGATAAGTTGAAAATTGAACGTGTTCCGCCCAACGGAGTTTTATGTCTCGTTTAGTCAACCCGACATATACTTTGTCGTTAATTAAATTTGTGATTAAATAGACCCGGTACATGTTCCCATTATACCACGAATTAGTACCCGCCACCGTACTGAAATGGCCAAGCTGGCCCAAATGGAAGGCCATTTGAAAACGGATTATTCCCCATAATGCTTTCCGTCGGATAAAAAATTGCGTCGTCGCGTTCACGATCACCGGCACGCAATGCCATGTAGATCGATTCTTCCCACTTAGCGTATTTGCTAGTCGCCAACCGGCTTCCGGCATGTTCGTAACACATCGCCATGAAACCTTCCCGGAAGAGATATCCGAGTTCATCTGGTAGAGGTGCAAGGGTGCTTGAAAGAGATGTAATGAGTGGAGGTTTTGCTTGATAAACAGGAACGATTAACCAGGTGATTCCGGAATACGCTGGTAGCGGGGCTAGACGCATTGCATACCCATTCGGGTCGGCAACTGTCCAAGTCACGGTGTTATCCGGAACCTGAGTTCCCGCAGGGGAATTTGGTGGAGCGGAAGGCTGCACTGTCCCCGTGATTCCATAAGGATTGTATCCGGTTAAGGTAATCGGGGTTCCACTGAAACCCGGACTATTGAAAGAAAGCCCGCAAGCCGCCGAATTAATGAACAGAATATTTCCGTTTGCATCGATGAATTGCTGGATGAAACTCGGTGGGGTTTGGGCCACCCCATATCCGCAGGTAACCGCATAGTTTTTCTGCCACACGCCCATAAAGGCCAGCGAATTCGGGATGAAAGAGATATTAAACGGGCTGGCCTGATACGCAGTTTGTTCCAAATCCCGAACAGCTTCCATCGCATAAATCGGTTTCGGAGCATTAGGGTTTGTGTTGTTATTTATGTCTATCCGCCAAGCCTGTTCCATCCAGCCCATATTGGTTGTTGAGGACACATAATCCTGCTGGAGAGCTACAGTTAGGAATGGTGGTATGTAATACCGGTTCCATTTCCAGTTTAGGGTCTGGGCTATAATTTTCTGGAGAACATCATTAGCAATCGTTAATGCAGGCTCGTAGCCCCACCCGGCGGTTTCAAGAACTGGAGCGAGTTCTTTATAGGCACGAGCCGAATCCACATATTGCTGTAGCGTGATAGTTGAGGCCATATTATTTTTTAGCCGCTTTTACTTTCGGTTTTTCTTGCAGGGCCTGTTCCAGAGGCGTGACTTTAATTATTATGTAGATGCAGGTCAGGCACAGGTACCACTGCCGATGCCGGGGTTTTTCCCCACAGACACAGCAAAGTATTGGTTCTTTATCCTGGGAATAATCCACGTCCCGCCCGTCCCGACTGACTGCTGCCTAACTGCGCTTGAACGTCCCTTTGCGTATTTATGAATTCTGCCGCGAAGATATTGTTTTGTGTATCAGCTATTCCGGCATTCGCAGCAATGACTTGCTTCACAAAAAGACTCATTGATTGCGGGAATTTTTCATCGTTGATGTATTCGTAAGTTTTAGCTAAAAACCCGGATTCAACTAGGTAATATAAATAGTCGGGAATAGGTGCCCAAGTATCGGTTAAGTTGGCGAAGTTCGGGGCAGCGGCTTGATAGTTGATATTAACAGTGTAAGTTTGATCTGGTACCGGTATTAATCGGAAAGTTACATTAGTTCCATCGTCAGTTAACGGAGTGATTGTCGTAGGTCTCGCTTGTTGAATGGTCTGACCGAGGTCGTTGGAAACCTGCAACTGCCATTGATTAGTTCCGTTGGCAATCGATCCTATTTCCAAAAACCCGAGATTCGAGACAGGTTGAATGTAATCTTGAGTGCCCTGTATGACGGTGAAAACATTTTGGATGCGATTCCACCGCCACGCGAAGGGAGCATTAAGGATGAACTGGCGAACCCAATCCCCGATGCTGAAAGCGGGTTCATTGGCCACGCCACCGACCCCGGTTAACGGGGCCTGACGAATCACCTGCTGGGCGTAATTGACAGTTCTTTGAAGTGTGTTGTTATAGGACACTTAGAATCCAGTTTCCGGACAGTTACTTAGTATCTGGCTGTTCTAGACGACCTTCACGCATAGCTTTGAGTGGGTCTGATTGAAACCGGTCTCCCCCGGCGGAAGGACGATTTCCAGAAGGTTTGTTATACCAAATCTGAAATTCAGGATCATCCTGCCAGATGACTTTCTGACAGTTAGTACACATCAGGAAGGTGGCCCCGGTATCCAGACGGTGCCGAATGAAAGCCGAGCGATTGGCGGTATCAAGGCTGTCACTCAAAGGATTGCATCCCTTGATGTGTGGACAATGATCTTGATCCCATTTCTTTGCTGCTCTTTGGCTAGCCGCCAGTCTCTTCATAGCTTCTTGAGCATTACGCTGGTTTGCTAGCTCACCCTCGCTGACATAGGGTTTACGAGCGTCCTGCATCGCGCTGGTAATCGAGGTGGCCAGTAACTCGACATCGGACTTACCCTTTTTAAGAGCTTCAAACTCTTCTCGGGTAAGGGTGATTACTTCTGGCTCATCCGGAGTCAACGGTGAATCGTTTTTATCTTTTGCCATTACATTTCTCCCAGACCAATCCGGGTCTGACGGGTTATTTTCCGTTTCTGTACTGCCAAAGAGTTCGACGCCAAACGGTTGAGGCTTCCCCTAAAGCGGGGCCGAATTCTTCTTCAACTTCTTGTTCTGTCACCAAACCAGTTTTAATCAAACGCAGGAGAATGGTTCGCCATCCCCGGCGTTTTTCTTTTATCGGGACATCCCGATGGTCAAATTCATATTGGGAAAACTCGGGAAGCCTTCCCTGTGGAATATAAAACAGGTACCGAAAAGACCGACCATTCAAATCCGGCTGGGCTTTGCCGTAGACTTGGTAAAGGGCCAAATCTGTCCCTATTCGGCCATCGGTTATGAATAAATCGTGTGGAATCAACTTGAAAATCTTCGAGATGACTTCCGAGGAGTTCATTACTCTACCCCACCGGGCATCTTCATTTTCATAGTCTCCCTGGTTAGCCCACCGATATTTCCCAGCCGCTCGGTAATTCTGTTCTCGCTGGCTATAGATGTGTTCTTCTGTGGATAGCGAAGGAGCCGCCTCACATTCCAAGCATCTGTCTCTAACCCCCTCTTTATAAGAGGAATCTCGTTTAAATTCTCCGAAGGGTTTGATGCGGGTGCAAGTGCAGCATTCTTTCCAGTGTACTTTTGTATTCGACTGGTCGAGCACCTCGGTAGAAACCGGGGTGCCCCCATGTCGAAGGATTTCATCCGTGGAAATCACGGATTATCCCTTTACTTTTCGCAACTTTGGATTTTTCCGCTTTGCTGCTGCGGAAGCATGGCGAGAAGAATTAGCCAAGATAGCTCCGGCTCTTTTCTTGCTGATGCTTTCCTTTTTTGCGATTTTTGATTGGACGGATTTGAAGCTCATACGTCCTCCTTTTGTTATTGTTTATACGTCTTCGTATGCCATCTCTATCGGCGTTACAGCATTACCCGGTCCACTAGCGAAAGTAGCCGAAGCGATGAAAAGCCATCCTGATAGCGGGGCAGCGATAGCTACGGAAGTAGCGTTAATCGCTCTAGCTTGATAGTATGAAGTACCGGCTGCGGTTGTAGCCGCTCCCCATTGTTCTGCACCCTGAATGTACGCGCTAACCGAATCCCACATTGCAGTAACTTCTGCGATGAAGTTTCCTGAGCTAGCTGCCATAGCAGCGCCACCCATAGCTGCGGTACCAAGAAGCTTGCCACCGGCTAGAATTGCGCCGTTAGCTACGGTCTGAAGGTACATCTTGATGGTAAGAGTATTTGAAGCCGCTCCGGAAACGAAACGACCTTGTACACGGAACCGCAAACCGCGCCCGTCAAATGACGAGGTATTGTACCAAGGTGCGCTTGCCCCGCGTTCCCCGGCTTTTGCACCCAACTGGTCAAGTAAGGTGGCTGTGTTTATGTTGATGCTCATTGGATTAGCACGGCCATAAATGCCGGTCTGACCGACGATTGGAAGAAAAGCGTTTACGTTGGTTCCGGAATCCGTACCCATCGTAAAGATAGTTTCAGTAGTGGCTGCGATGCCGGTGATGCTGGCTAGCTGGTTTCTGGAAGCAGTGGTTGCCCCAAATCCTTGCAACGCCAGGATTGTATCTGAATTCGCCATAATTTTTTCCTTTGAATTTCTATGGTGAGTAAATTTGTACTACTTTGAGCATTGTTCCGCTGAACTTCTGCTCCGTTGCCCTTGCCGGGATAAACTTAGGTGATAATTTCGTAACGAGGCTGCTTGGCTTCTTCTCTCTTACGATATACGGGAGCGGCATCTAGTTCGCCGTCCTGCACAAAAATGCAAGCTACGCCGCCGGGTTCGACCAAGGTGTATTGGTGGTGTCCGCCAATCATATCCCCGACTTCGTGGATGATGCTGGAATGAGCCACTAAAAGGACAGGATTCCCAGATTCTAAAGCCAACTCAATCGCTTCTTTAATCAGCGGACGGACTCGGGCTTTGAAATCATTTAAGCTTTCTCCGTCCGGAATCTGGACATCTGGGTTTTTTACATAATATTCTATTAGTTTTTGATTCTCTTCGTTTCGCGGTTTGCCACCGAGAAATCCGACATTGAAAGCTCGTAAACCGTGATTTTGCTGAACCGGAAGGTCCGGATGAGCCTCGGCAATCTTTTCGGCGGTATCGACAGCCCGTTTTTTATCGGAACAGAAGATATACGAGAAACACTCATCCTTGAGATATTCCTTCAGAGTGTTAGCCTGTTTCCACCCGGTTTTATCCAAATCGATATTGAGCGGACCACGGAAAGCGTCCTCTTTGTTGAGGACAGTTTGACCGTGACGGACTATATAAACCAATGGATGAGCTTGACTCATTACATGTCCTTGGTTGTAAAACTCGCTTTGAATGGTCCGGGTTTTCCTTCAGGACCGACGGCTTCACCCGGTTCAACCTTGTCCAGTTCCTGGACTTTCTCTTCCACTTGAGCGATTATGGATTCGACCTCGTGATAGGCTTCTTCCTCTTCCTTAATCTCCAGTCGGAGTTCCCGGAAATCCGGGTGGTTCGCATAAGGATGGTTTTTTTCGATTAGTTTCTTGATAGCAGCTTTGCGCCAAGTTCTGTCCGCAGCCTCGTTGCGTCCGAGGTCCCGGAGAACCTCAGAGGTGGCGGTAGACAAGTGGTCATTTATAGTCAGCATAATTATCCTATTTAGGTTCCACAACCCATTAGCTTCAAAAGATTATATTGGACGAAAGCCGGTTGAATTGGTGGGAAATCTTCTACATCCAAGAAATTCAAGAACGGCATTGTAAAATATGTATTTTGAACCGGGGCTACGGGATTTTGCCAGAAATCTTCATCCGGCGGAAGAATCGTTACCGGTGGGATGACATATACTTCATCATCACTGAAGGCCGAAATAACCGGATAAGACCAGACAGGCAAAATCGGATTCTGCCACAGGTCTTCATCCGTATAAAGTACTGGTACTGATATTACATCGTCGTCAGCCGAAGCTTGAACCGGTGGAATATAGCCCGGAACAGGAACGACTGGGTTTGTCCAAAAGTCTTCGTCCAGAGTTCCGTATAAACTACCGGCTGGGAATTCTTCCGGATCGGGTAGGTAAATCTTACCGAGAGTCCCAGAAACCGGGAAGACTGGGTTAATCCAAAAATCCTCGTCTGTGTAAATGAAAACAGGCTGAGGGACGATTATTTCGTCGTCAGTTAACGCCTGAACCGGAGGATTAAATCCGGAAACTGGACGAACGTAATTCTGCCAGTAATCCTCATCCGGTTGGCCGTACAGAGAACCGGCAGGAATCTCTTCTACGTCCTGTGCTGGGAAAGGACGCAGAGTGGCGGAAACCGGCGCTACCGGATTCTGCCAATAATCTTCTTCCGGACTGTGTAATGACCCGGCAGGTACTTCTTCGGGGTCCGGCAGATATAGAGGTCTATTAAACCACCATACCGGAGCTACAGGATTTACCCAGAAATCTTCGTCCGGTTGCCCGTACAAACTGGCGGCGGGAAGTTCTTCTGGGTCAGGGAGATAGAGTTTACCTTGCTGATACCAGAACGGGAAGGTCGGATTCTGCCAGAAATCCTCGTCTGTGTATAGGAACACAGGTTGAGGAATTATTACATCATCATCCGACAGAGCCTTGGGAATCGCTGGCCAAGGCTGATAAGGAATCTGCGGAGTCCAGAAATCCTCGTCAGGCTGACCATATAATCCAGTAGCTTGTTCGTTTTGCTCGAACGCCCATTGCTGGGGCCAGAGCATCGTAAGCGGAACAGGAGCAACTGGATTTATCCAGAAGTCTTCATCAAACTGGCCGTGTAGTCCAAACGCTTGTTCGTTCTGTTCAAATACGAACGGTTGTGGCCAGAGCAGACTAGCCGGTATCGGCGCGGTTGGATTCTGCCAATAATCTTCATCGGTGTGAAGATTGGCTATTACTTCATCATCCGAAAAAGCTTGTACTAAACCAGGAGTCGGCTGAGGAAGTCGAACTACATAGTAATCTTCATCCGGCTGGAAAGTAATTGTAGCCGGGAAGATTACATCGTCGTCAGTAAACGCCTGTATTGGGGGCGTTGCTGATTGACTTGGCAAAACCCGGTTTTGCCAGTAATCTTCATCTGTAACAAGCTGGGAAGCCGAACCTTGTTCTGGAAACCCAAATATTACAGTAGCGGCTACCGCAGAAGCAATCGCTATACCAGCGAAGCACTTCTGCGCCCCGGCCCACCAGTCGCCGTCTTCTTCACAAACAAAACCCGGAACTTGGTATTGTACCGGTTGCTCAAACTTTTGTGGATTGAGCGGAGTTCCTGCGCCTATCCCACCGGGAATGATTGGTTTAGGCACTTAACCCCCTTAGTTAAGGGACTGCATAGAAGTCCATTCAGCCGTAACCGTTCCAGCAACGGAGAAGGTGATCGAGAAGTTCAGTGCTCCATAAGTGTGTGCTGTGGCAAGTCCGCTGGTATCTACAGATACGGCGGCAGTTGAACCGAAGGTTTGTACCCACGCTGAACCGGCTGTAGCAATCGCGCCAACACTGGTCCAAAAACCAGTACACCACGCCGTAGAGGATGTAGCAGCATTAGAAATAACACGAAATCCAAGATACCCCTCTACAACAAACGGTATGTTTGTTTGGCTGGCAGTGTACGTCTGAGCACCAGAAGCCCCTAGGTTAACTCCGGTTCCAGTACCAGCGCCACCAAACCAAGGCGTAATAACCATAGTACCAGTGGTACCGGTAGTGCAAATCCCACCAAACGCAAATTTAAAAATCTGTCCAGCAAATGGACTCGAACCGATACCATATGGCACTGGGAAAGCTTGTTCAGCCTGTGCCGTGGTAAAAATATTTGTGATTGTTGTGATAGACCCGGTAGACGCCGAAACTATGAGGCTGTCTGCCGATTGTCCGTTAAAATATTGTCGAGCCATTTTACCTTCCGAAAGAAATCGTCATTCCATAATCATCTATAATGTAGTTCGGGGAAGATGAATAAAATCCCATAGCCATACAACTCCATCCATCAGATGTAGTTTGGGTAAAATCAACTGCTGTACTCGAAGTTCCACTATTGAGGATATATTCAGCCATACTTCCACTATTCGGCTCGATTCCAGCAGCACTTCCAGTCCAACCTCCAAGAGAACCACCGGCTGTTGGGGCAGTGATAACAGAGTAGGCTATACTGTATGCAAAAAGAAGTTCTCCGGAATTAGCGGGAGTAATGCTGGGTGTATTTATAGTGGTACCGGTTGTGCCTGTTCCAGCAGAATCTTTATCTAGAAGAGGATACGCGGTTCCGGTAGGAAGGACGAATTCTTCTACGAATATCGTCGCTTCTCCTCCGGCAGAATTGTTTACCAAAGTCCAGCTAGCATTAATAGTGGCACTTGCGTTAGCTGGTGCTACGAGATACCCCAAGAAAATGTAAATTTTCGGGGCGACAGTTGCATTAACAAGAGGGGAAGTCGGTGTAATTGTGTATGGATTGTTATTACTGTCTTTAATCAACAGATTAGTTAGAGTAATCGTGAGGGCAAAATCAACTTCCATGCCGACACAGACTAAGTGTCCCGCCACAGGAGCAGAATTTAGAGTAATGGAGATAGAAGTTGGTGCTCCACCAGAGCTAGTGCTGGTATACGCAAATTTCCCTTGAACTTCCGTCCACGCCATGAAATCGCCTTTTAGTGCGGTGGGAGCGAAGAATCGCCCCCACCCACAGGTTACGAATTACTCAACGATTTCAGCCGACCATTCAAACAATAGCGAGGCTGTTCCAGATAGTTGAACAACGTCAGCGGAGCCGGTTCCCGAGCCGACCTGAACGGCTTCTAGAGAATCGGGGTTGGGAGCAACCCACCCTCCGGGACCGGCAGCACCGCAACCGAATACGATGCGGTTCAAACGTCCAGTTGACCCAAGAGTAGGAGAAGACGATGCCGATGCTTTGGCCGCTTCCATACCGGGGTCTTTTGGAGTTGGGGTGATGGCTGTTCCAGCCGCTCCGGGAGTCGTCAACGTAATAACGCAGAACGAGTTTCCAGAGATAGCGGTCAAACCCGCACCTTTACCGATTACGTAGAACGCCTGAAGACTGACGTTACGAACTCCGGGTCTGAATTGGAATACATCGAACTCGGTGTTAGCAGCCCCACCCGTGGTTATACCACGAATAGCTGGGGAGCATGAATAAATCATTGGCATGTTTATTTACCTTTTTCCTTGGATAGTTGGTGAAATATTGTGTTTTCTTGAGTGTTTAAAACCACGGCAATCTCTTCTGGGGTTAATTCGTGTCCGTACTTTTCAATCTGAGCTTCCTTGACTTTTTCCCAAAAAACTCGGTCAGGTTCAACATAGGTTCCTTCAACCGGAGGAAGTTTTTCAGAACACGGTTGACACAGATAGAAGGCGAAATTACAGCTATCTTCTGGGACAAAGCCTCCGCTAGCCCCGCAGTTAGCACAGAAGATTGGAACCCAATTATATCCGAGGTGGAATTGAACGCCTCGGGGCGCTCGTAATCTAGAATCTGGAAGTATGTCTTTTTTCATTAGTTAGGGTCAGCGTTTATAGCGTAAGTTCCGACACAATCAATAGTAGCTGCGGCAGTGTTCGAGAAGGTCCAAGCCGTAGCCGAATTGGAGGCTGGCAAAGGAGTCAGGAAATTAAAAACCCCGCCACCATAGGGTGAAATTGCATATCTATAAGTTATAGTTCCATCCGAGACAACCACGACTGTATTGATGTTTGTTTCGTTGGTGAAAATCAGAGTGATGATGTCGTTGTAAATCCCAGCAGCCCCAGCGGGTATCATTGTAACCGGGGAAGCACTGGTGGACTGAGCTGAAATAGGACCGGTTAGGCTTCTCTCTGCATTCCCGAGGTCAATTATGTAAACAGGATTCTGGCGACCCATTAGGCGATTTCTTCAGTTAAAATTCCGGGTTCCAGACTTTCCGGGAACTCGGGCAATTCAGGCGGGATTCCAAGCTTACCAAAAACAATTTCTACGGTATATGCTTCTTTGAGCTGCAATAAAGCATGAGAGAAATTCAAAGTCAGTTCGTAACCTTCTAATTCAGCAGTAGTGTCAACTTGCTGTTGACTTTCCGGGGTGATACTTGGACCGCCAACTACAACATGCAAAACCCGGTGAGGCATCGCTTCCATCGGAATCAATTGATAGTTGTTGCCTTCACCCATCAAAAACAGGGTTTCGCGGAGGTCGATTTTTAATCTGTCGGATTCGCCATCCCCGAATATCGGCAGGCGAACTCCGTAGGAAGTCATTATCATAATTTTTTGGGAATCGAGGGCGCTCCCCTTACAATCTCGGGAGAAAGGAGGAAGTCCCGAAATCTAAAAACGCCCTCTATCCATATCAGCTAATTAGCTGGAGCTTGTTTCTGACTGAAGACGACGAATAACCATCGTGCTTCCGGGACGGAGCGTGTTTGTATATTTCACATTATACGAGACCCATCCGCCAATCTGACGAGCAGGGTCAGAAACAGAACCCTGGCTAGGAGCCTCTTGGATCATGAGGCGGTAGTTCTTTTCCCCGGATTCGGGGTTCTTCCCAAGGAAGACGCTGAAGATAGCATCATCCGAGAAGATGTAGGTGTTGTAGTAAGTGTTGCTGGAGATTGTAACCGAAGGAGCGGTTGTGGTCTGCTTGAAGCGGACCCCGGCAAATTCGATTGTATCTTCGTTAGCAACAGGTGCCAATAGTTTGTCAACAGTTGAAGCATTGCGCTTCAGGATGTCTGTCAAACCGTTTACCGAAGTGTCGTTTAGAACGTCGTGAACGACGAATGGGTGTATGATTCCGCCCCAATATCCGTCTTTGGTTAAAGGACGTGCGTTCACACCAGCAAGCTGTTGAGCAGCGGTGCGGATGTTGTTCGCGGTTAGGTAGGTGCCGTTGGCCAACTGAATATTTACCGTGCCGTCTACCCCGTTTGCCGAGTCAGCAGTTAGCTGAACTAGCGAGTTCAAGGTTAGAGCTAGGCGGTAGTTAAGTTCAGTTGCAAGGTTTTGAAGCAAGCTGGGGTCGTCAATTGCAACATCCATAGCCAAGTCAGACGAGTTGATAAAGTCTGCATATTGACCGATAGTTGCTACGATTTTGGTTGACGATTCAGCGATAGGCGAACCGACAGTACCTTCAGCAGCTTGGTTGGTGTTTCCAGCAAGCAAGGCATAGGTGAAGAACTGGATTTGGTTTCCTGACCGGAGTGGCAAAGGCTTTTGCTTTGTCATGCTCATAAAAGGCGTTTGGGCCTTTAGGTTAGGAATTGCCGCCCGCTCGTAGTCGTTGTGTTTTGGTTATGTAACTTCCGTTACATACGCTCTATACATCGCTGTATAGTTCAGACTGTATCTTCAACTTTTCATTTCTCATCTGTGTGAACAGCAGGTCTCTTTTTCCTGGGTTTATCTCTCGACCCATCCTCACATACTCCAGTGCTAAAAGAGCCTGAGGATGTTTTACTGTTAAGTAGGGCAGAGAGGCAAGAAGAAAAGCCTCCACCGTTTTTTTACCGTATAGAACCCATTGGAAGCAATTAGGGCCGTCCAATTTAGGAACTATCTTGCCGCCGTAAAGCGACGAAAAAAGTTCTAAACTGGGGACGTGGGTATTTGTTACGGTTACGTACAGACGATAGCTGATTGTGTTTTCTGACGGAGATTTATCAATTTTAATACAACCCTCTCCATCAAAAAATCCCGCCAAGTAGGCGTTATCAGCTTTAATATAGTTGCCTTGCGTATCAGTCGTTACGGAGCCAATCTTTTTCATTTCCTTTAAGGACCTGAAAATAACATCCTTTTCCCAATCGGCCAATGAATCCGAAAGTTCGCAAAAATACAGAAGTCTTTTTGCTTGAGGTTGTTTGTATTTTAGGTAAGGAGAGATGAGAGAAAGAAATTTTTCGGCGTGTTTCACAGATTGGATGTACCACAAGTACCAAGGATGACCAGGGCCGTTGTTAACGTTTTTGACGAATTTTCCGCCAAAATGTTTTACCGCCCACTTCATCAATTCTTTGGATTGGTTGCTTAGGTATATCCGGGGGGAATAGAAAGTCTTTTCGCCCCTCGTTTGTTTGGCTAGTCGGATACAACCTTCTGCATCCATCGCACCAGCCATGTACGCTTTAGTTTTTTCTTTCACTTGGTTTCCTCGGTATTGTCTGGAATTATTTTACCAGGGTTCCACCGATTTAGCAAGGTTTATTCTATCCACTTTTTTAGATAGCCACAAGGTTCGGCAACGCGCCCGATGTTAGAATCGAGGCTGGAGAATAACTCATTAAGTTTCTCTTTGTTTTTTACGTTATTGACGCCGAGCGGACTGTGCCTTTGCGCGAACCACACCAGCGAATAACTGGGCGATTTGGTCATCTGGCAATTGTTCCAACTCTTCGACGGAGGGCGCTGTCGATTCGGCAAGTGGACGTACCGTAGTTGTCTCATTTGCACGCAAACCGAGAGCCGCATTCGCTCTGCCTGCTGGCCGCTCAATCCGAGGGTTTGCAGGGGGTGTTACTGGCGTTACAGCCACTTCGGGTACGACGGGGATAGCCGCCGGTTCCGTATTAGGCTGTGTTACTACAGTAGTTACTGGGCGGCTTTTTGGAACATCAGGAAGCAATCCCGCTTCCATCAGGTCGTCATAAGCCAACATCAAGTTTTCTACTGTAAAGTCTTTTTTATTATCTGCGAGGTATTTCAACATCTCGCCTTCATTAGCTTTTGTTTTTTGATACGCCGGACGCTTTTCAAAGAACATTCCAGCTATCTGATTCCGGGTCATTTCCTGTTTGACCGCTCTGCCGTCTTTGGCGGCGTTGACAAATTCTTCCCAAGTCAAACCGGTGGTTAGCTCAATGGTTTTCTTCCAAGCAGCTACCGGGTCAGATTGCTGCAAGGTCTTAATCTCAAATATCTGGTCAGCGGTTAGTTCTTTGGTGGTAGATGCCGGGGTTTGTGGCTCGTCCATTTTCCGGATAAGCTTAATCTGTTTCTCTTGCTGATTAATCTTCTTCGTCGCATTCGCCTGGGCAACCGCCAAAGCTTTCAGCAAGTCCCGCTCGGAATGAGCGTGGTAAATCTGCAATGTCTTTCCGCCACCGGGGTTCACTGTGGCGTGCCAGCCTTCCACGTCATTGGTAATCTCTACCGAGGAGCCGTCATCCATTGTGACGGTTTCCGGCTGGGCATACTGCGGAATTACCGGGGTTTCAACCACCGGGGTTAGCGGAGTTTCCACAACCGGTTCCGGAGGAGGTGCGAATTGGTCCGGATTGCTATTCGCTATTTCTGCTAATTCAGAGGCGAAATGTTCCGGTCCTGTTCTTAAATCCAATTGTGAAAACTTGTCGTCTTCCCAAGGGTCGGGTGTTGATTGTACTGTTGTCATACGTTTCTCCAACTGCAATCCGGCAGTTGCGGGTTTATAACTCTAACTTAGATTGTGAGTCTATTGTTTCTTTTATTACTTTAGGAGTAATCCGGGAAGACTCTATCCACGAATTAATATCCTCTTGAAAAATCTTTAGAAGCCGGGAGGCAACGAAGGTTACCGAGTGGGCGGCCATAACTTCTTCTTTTTCTCTGGGGTCTGTGTTGGCCAAGTCCTGCAAGGATTTCACGACATAGTTGGTGAGAAGCTCTATCGCAATCGGCCAACCTTCTGTTGATACAGTGGTTGCCAATTTGCGGCCTTTTTCCCAAGTTTCTATCGAGACTTGATCCCCTTCGGAAAGTTTTTGACCGCGTAAAGATTCCAAACGCTCGATTATATCCCCAGCGTTGTATTCCATAGTTTTCCTTTATAGGTTGTGGGCGAGAGCAGGAGAAGCAAGGGGAGGAGGAGAAGTTTTTTCAGTGCCATTTTCCCACCATTTCATCGCCCACCACGCAGCCCATTGTCACCAAATTTGCTGGCAGGTTCGTCACTGAGCACAACCATTGAGGGAATAGGGGATCGTAAACTGAGGTAGCGCTGGGAGCTTGGTAGCCATAAAACGAAGTACCTGCTGCGGTAGGCGCGAGATTCACAACCACGGATGCCATGCACGCCGGGACACTCGCATAGGTACTGCAATTCGGCGCTCCGGGGATTGCTGGACTGGCCCTAAGTGTCACGGTTGTTTGCGGAAAAGAAACGCTGGTATTAGCTCCGGCCATGAAAACTACTCCGGGTTGCACCAGAATGAAAAGTCTGACAGGAGAGATTTGGGGAGCGAACCGGTTTGAATCACGTATCATTTAGCCACCCCATCCGGTACTACCGGGCATTCCAGTTAAGGATTCCGGCCCAGCCGACTTCTCCAAGTCTTGTCTCATGATTTCATGGACAGCCCGGAAAGTATTCTGCTGGTCAACTAGATTAGCTTTACCCTGTTGCTGTTGAGCCATCAGCTTGGACTTGTTGTTGAAATCAACCTGAGCTTTATTCAATTGCTGTTGAGCCATCCAACGCTTCTGGTCTTCTGGGGTCATAGGAACGATGATACTGCTCTGGTTGCGCCAATCCGAGACTTCCCAGATCATCTTGATAATTTCGTTATTGTCTACTTTCTTTCCTTCCAGAGCCAGAGCATCTGTGACACTTGGACTTTGTAGGTAGGAAAGCATAATTGGGATGGCCTGTGCCATAGACCGGCGAGCCTGAAGCTTGGCCCCGGCACCGATAGAGAACGCCAACCGAGCATTACGAAGTTCCAAGATATCCCCGTTTGTTTTCATAAACGGGTGTTCGAGTTCATCGGTTAAGATGTACTTGAAAGTCTTGGTGGGAAGCAACGCCGCGTTCAATTCTTGGATATTATAAAGCAGAGGAATGAATACCTGATTACAGAACTTCTCCACAAAGTCTTGAATACGCGAACCAGTTCCTCCAGCAATCAGACTGGCCCCGGTAGCTGAACGTGCTAGATTAGAGTGACCGCTAGCTCCGGCAACACCTTGAGTGGCAGCTTCCCCGGCCCCGGATACCTGTTCCGCCCGCGCCTGTGAGAGCATCAAAGCCTGACCGGCTTCCGGAACGGCTGGCAGACGTTCTAGAGGATAGAAGCTGTCTTTTTCCGTGACATTGACAATCTTGCCGGGAGAGACGCGGATACTCTGAGAAGGCGCTTGCGACTTTCCTTCCACCCGGACATATACACCGTTAAGATTAAGAGAAACGCCATCCAACCAAGCATTCGTGACCCCCTGTTGTAATCTTTGTTCGCTTCCGATTGTTTTTGCTAGGCCCATTCCCCAGAAAGCCTCGGGGATGTCCCACCAATTTACGGATAAATACGGTATCTGCCCATACGGGTTTTCGTCATTACAGATGACTAGTTTCTTCTGTAGGACTACGATGCAACGATTACAATCCCAACGTTCCAAAACTTCTAGAGGCTGGCTGAAAGGGTCTACGGTTGTGGATTCATACCGGGGCAGCGCCCGAGCATCCCACAACGGATTCTGCATTAACTGTTCTGATGGAGCGGACTCGACTTCCTCTTTTGGAGGCAGAAAGAGTTCCAGAAGCTTTTCCCGGCTGGGAATATCATAGCCGGGGCGATCCCGGAGTTTGTCCAAGTCATTAAAAGTCAGATATTGGCGATGGATGATATACTTTGCTTTTCTGATATCCGGAACATTAAGTCCGGGGTCCACCAACACCTGTCGAAGATTAACAATATTTTCAAAAACCGGGCGATCTATGGTTTCTTCAATCGTTTCTTCGATGATGTTTTCTTCATCTTCAATAATCGTATCCGGTTGTCCGGGAACTGGATTTGGGATATGAACCGGGGCAGTTGCCAGCTTATAGACTTTTCTGGACTTGGTGAAAATCTCCCAACCCCATTTCCAGATACCGGTTCCGAATAGGACCGCGTTGACTACCCCCTGACGCAACTGCTCCTTGAAACAGATATCATCGAGTTGGTAAGCAATAATAGAACCACTGGCTCTGGCGGCATCCGCCGGGGTCTTCGGACGGTTCTGAACTATAAACGGAGGGTCTTGGTAAAACAAACCGTTTAAGATTTGCGGTACCAAGGAGTTTACGGCTGTAGCGACAGTGAAGAAAGGGACGTTGGCCCGTTCTGTTTGAGTGCCTTCCCAATATCTAGCCGAATACGGAGACTGGTACAGGGAATTGGCTGTGTTCCAGAACAGAACCCAAGCCTTGGAAAGTTCAAATGCTTCCGCTCTTTCCGCATCTTTTACAACTAGAGATAGAGCGGCTTCATCATCGAAAACACCATTATTCGAAAGAGCCGCTCTCGCAGCATCCGGACGTATTTCGGAGTACGCTGACTTTGGAGGAAGTTCTAGTTGCATTACGATCCCTTAGGACTGATTAACCAATACTAACTTCGTCTTCCGCGACTTCCTTAACCCTAGTTGGTTTGTATCCAGAGCATTCGATACGACCCGTAGATAGGTTTACTGAATACTCATTTCCTGGGTCTACTGGAGCCACACCGCTTTCGCCAGAGTTACGGGAAACTTTGAAATTAGCAGCGATATTTCCCCGACTAGTGGTCATCGAATCGGCTTCTCCACCCTTATTTTCTGTGTCTCGCGGAGATTCCTGATTCGTGCTCAAAGTAACGAGTTTGTTATTTTCTCCGGGGGCATCTTCGGATTGACCGTGGGCCGCCGAGACTTTCTTCAAAGGAAAATCCGACCCTTGAGCGCGATACGGGTCTTTTTGATTCGGACTATGGGTAACTAATGAATCCTTTACGCCCATTTCGTCCGAGTTCTGGTTGTCAAAACTACTTTGCTTTCTACTTGCCATTTTTTATCCTTTTAACCAAATAATCCGGCCCCGAGTATGCTCGGAGCATCGTTGTATGCTGATTCTGCTGCGGGGCCGCGTTCTACGGGAACCGGTACTACTAGTTGCGGGCTTTGAAATCCAATTCTTCCAAATGCATCACTACCGGGAACAAACAAAAGATTGAATGACGCATCTTCCGCCGAGTAGGACGCTGATTGCTGAGTTGCCAACATTTGCGCCATGTGCGGAGCATATCTTGGCTGTTGGGCAATCACATCCGGGATATCATCGTGGTGGTGGCTAACTAGACATAGCTGGAATTCGTTGTAGAGAATATCCAGATACGGCAAGAACTTGGCGAAGAACAGCCGATTATTAACCAACCACGGATGTAAAGAACTCATTCTGATTTGCTTTGCGCCGTCCTGCGGATCGGGCGGAAACCAGTCGATTCTCTTGCAAACCGCGATCACATCCTGCATTCCGGTTTTCTCGGCCTCGGCAATAATCGTCGGTTCTAGAAATCGGCTACCAGCGGCGTCTTCAATAGCTATGATTACCGGACGCCAATCCATAGCCAGCTTGACAACCGCTTTGGCTAGGTCTGTGTGGATGTATCTTCCGCGAACAATGTCGATGATGAACATCTCCGCTTTATCATTCCACCGAGCTACAGACGCCGTTGAGAAGTCCCTGTTCTTTTTCTTGCTGAATGCGAAGTCCCAAGTAATTGTAATAGGACCGCTATAAGGAATCTTCGTATGGTCAATCGTCTGACGTTGTAGAAGTGGTAGGGTAAAGGTCGTAGTGCTCTTTGGTCGCGGGTTCTGATTGTACTGTCCCTCCGATGCTTTTTCGCTCTTATGCCACTCGTACTTTAGCTTTGCGAACGGTAGGTATTCCGGAAAGTGGACTATACACTCGTCTTCTTCTAACTCTTTAATGTCTTTGTAGATTCCGGGTTTGGGAACGATTGCTCGTCCGATTAGGGTCTGGAATCCGGTGGTTTTGTTTTCGGAGTATTCCCAGAGTGCAAGCTCCCCGGCTTCTTCATCTCTGGTCTTGGCGATTTCCCCGATATTGATATTGAGAAGCTCGCCGTACATATCCAAGTCATGATACCGGGTTCCAACTATATCCAAATACCCGTAAGGCATCAGCATCTTTGTTATGACGTTGAAATTATTGTATATCTTTTTGAGTGTGTCGGCGTCTTCCGGGGTGTCGTTGGTAACCGCATCATCAACTTTCATGACATCGTAGTGCTTACCGGAAAGTTTTGAATCCACGGAACTCGCCATAGCCGTGGGTTCTTTACTAAAGTGTTTTCTAGCCGGGGATATAAAAACATACATATTCCCCTGTTCTTCTTTAGTATCTTCTTTGCAGAATTCAGGGAAGTAGATATTCATGAAAGTCGGCTCATCCGGGTCAATCATGAAGTGGCTTTTGAATTCACTAAGGAATTCTACGGCCAGCCCTTTACCACCGGTTAGGAAAAGAATGCGGATATCTGGGAAGCAAAGTACCCATTGTACCGCGTCAATCACATCCAGAGTGCTCTTGAATATGCCTCTGGGATATAGAAGCAAACGTTCTTTTCGACGGTCCTGCTTATCCAGAGGTTTGGATTCGTCTTTAGCTACAAACAAATTGCAGATA